TGAAACTGGGTGCTATTGGTGGTCAGATTGGTGAATCTATTAGTGAGTTCTCCTCTGATGAAACAATGGGTGGAGACTCTAACTCTGCTTGTCCTACTGAGAAAGCAACTCGTGGATTCCTAACTCGTGGAAGAATGGATAATACTTCTGGTATTATCGTACCTCCTAGAGGTTCTCAAGCTACTAGACCTACTGGTGGTGACCTTTATACAGGTGGTATTCGTTACGACACTGATGCAAATGGATTTGAATTCTACAACGGTACAAACTGGTTACCTGTAGGTGCTTTCGCTAATAAGGATATCTCATCCAACGGAATAGTTCTACAGAACAAAGAGCAAGCATTCTGTAACACAACAGGTGGTGCATTTACTGTTACTCTACCTGGATCACCTGTTAAAGGTGATAGCGTCAGAATCTTTGACTCTCACAAGACATTTGATTCTAGTTCATTAACGATTGCTAGAAATGGTAACCCAATCATGGGTGACAACGCTGACCTAACAGTTTCTACTGAAGGTGCTGCATTTGAACTCGTGTTCTACGATGGTTCACAAGGATGGAGAATTATTACCATCTAATTCATATGGGAGGTATCACCTCCCTTTTTGTCATATATTTTTCTAAATACTAATACCACACTGGTAAAGCAATGGCCAATTATCAAACATATAAAAAGATTCAGGGGGATCAAGCAGTTATTAGTAACTCGCTAGGACCAGGACAGGTCTCTGGGTTCTCGACTGCTGTGACATGCCAGATGATGTTCTCCAATTGTAACTATTGGAGTGTCTCAAATGGAGGTTGTTGTTGTTATTGGACAGCACCAGGTAAGTCATTGACTATTAAGTTTGAAGTCACTTCTGGTGGTGGTACTGGAGGAGGTGGTCGTTGTTGTACCACTGGATTCGGTCAACCAGGTGGAGGAGGAGCATACGGTGTAAAACAAATATATTCTCATAAAGGAGACTTTACTCCAGGTAGTTCAGCATATACTATTTGTGCTGGAGGTACTACAAGATGTAGTTGCTGCGGTTGCTGTCATGGTAGAACAGGGTGTGGGTTCTGTGGTTGCACAAGTTATGTCCAAGGTCCAGGACTGAATAACTTCTGTGCATTTGGTGGTAACTTTGGTCGTCTGAAGTGTGGTGCTTGGTGTTATAACTGTCAGTATATGGCTAACTGTGGTACTTGTTGGTCAGAGAGACTTGCTTGTGCTTGTGGTGCAGATTGGCAGTTGGTCGGACAGAAGAGTTCAACACAGTCAAACTACTATTGTCATACTGAGCACATGGGTAAAGCAGGTGGTGCTGCTGGTCCTTACGGTGCTAAGAGTTCTCATGGAAGAAACAGTTGTTCATCAGGTAATGTCCGTGGATGTTGCTTAGGTCAGTCTCTGTTCCCAGGTGGAGGAGGATTCAACCCAATCACTCAGGGTGGAAACTGTTGGGGTGACTACGGACAAGGTGGTCTTGTAGTGGTAACCTACTGGGCATAATTATAAATAACAAATGAAGGAGTTAACCTGAACAAAACATGTCTTCTATTAACAAAAATTTTATTTTTCCAGTGCCAACGGCATGGAAAGGTCAAGACCAAGACGATGCTAATGTAGGCATTGAAACTTATGTTGGTCCTAAAGATATATTATGTCGATTTATGCTTGATAATAATGGTGCAAAGACTACCGAATTTGAAACTTCATTTGATAAGGATGATTTCGATGCTGGTACTGTTCCGCATTGTCCAATCAATCAGTACGAAGTAATATTAGATGCTGATGAGTATCCTCTTCATGCTGCTGCCCTTGGTCCAGGAAAACCTGATGGAACTGATAGTATTTCATCACCTCATCACATAGAAGTGGTTGCAGGTCCATCATCAGATCCTAATCCTAAGATTCAAGATCCTCATCATATGCATGAAGTATATGACATGAGATCTTTCTATTGGGATCCAACACTTAATAGTAATGCTGGTGGTTGGTCTACTCCTAAGTTTTCTACTTCTGCTCCTAGTCCTGACGAAGAGGATGATAATAGTTTTGGATGGGATAATGTTAGAGCAACAAGAAATAGAATGCTTGACTCTAGTGATAGTAGAATCGCAGAGGATGCACCTGATTCATTCAAGCAGCAATGGAAGGACTACCGTGCTAAGTTAAGAAATCTTCCACAAGATTGGGTTGGTGTTGGTAGTGCTACTCATCTCATTGTGTGGCCAATGGATCCAGATGAGACTGCTAATCCATTTCATGTTCAGAGGGACGGAGACTAAACGACCCCGAAACGAAAATCAACTTTTAGTTACCAGAATTCGGGAAAAAAAATCCCGAATTTTTTTTGACCTACAGGATTTTATAAAATGTTTGAATTAAATGATGGCCTAAAGGTTAATTATATCCGTGGTATCGGTAAGGATAAGAGGACAGTAGTAGTTATTGATAATTTCTATGAGAATCCTGATGAGGTTAGATCCTTAGCATTAAATACTAGATCAGAGAGAAGAGATGATCTTATCTGTGGCATACCAGGCGAGAGAATTTTTATTGAAACCTCTGAAGTAAGAGATCATTTGAAATTATTATTTGATTCTTTCTGTATGCAGGTAGGTTTGTGGAAGAAACCAATAGATCGTCAGAAATATGACCAGCAATGGAATATGGTTGGTTTTATGTGTAATATAATGAACTCAGAATCTATAACAATAAATCCTTGGTTAAATTTACCTCATCAAGATTCATCTAAGGCAGATTTCCATGCACCCAACCAGTTTGGTGTGGTTGTGTTCTTAAACACACCTGAGGAGTGTGTTGGTGGTACTAATTTATATTCTTATGATGGGATGATGACCCTACCATGTAGTACCTTAAATTATATCAAGAAACCTGAAGGGTTTGATGGGGAGGTGAGTAAAGAAGATCAGTTGTTTCCATACATACATGACTGGATTAATGGGGATAGAGAGTGGAAGGTTGAACATAGGTTTGACATGGTGTATAATAGATGTATTGTTTATGAGTCAGATGTGCTTCATTCCCCAGACATAGACACGGGTATGTTTACCGACTATGATAGGGTAAATCAAGTCATGTTTTTATGACTATATAAGTTGTTGAATTAGTAGTATGAGATCTAAAGCATTCTTTATTAATGGTGGAGCAGGTAGAGTTATCTGTTCTATCCCTGCACTTGAAAAGTATGCAGAGAACCATGACGATTTTGTAATCGTGGCAGAAGGTGGCATGAACTTCTTTAAAGGTCATCCTGTCTTACACAAGTATGCATATGATATATGGCATAAGGGTTTGTTTGAGGACAAACTTAAGATGCGTGATTGTATGACACCAGAACCGTATAGGATTTGGGACTACTACAATCAGAAGTGCAGTCTTGCACAAGCATATGACATGGAGATCAATGGGTTGACTGAACCTAGAGAACTTCCTGCACCTAACATTAAGATTACTAAGGGTGAAGGTATAACTGCACTCAATACGATAGAAAATATTAAAGAGAAGTTAGATAAAGATAAGGTCATTGTTATCCAACCATTTGGTAGAGGTACAGTAAATACTGACGGTTATATATTTGACCCAACTTCTAGGAGTTTTAATCTAGGTGACATCACTCAGATAATTAATAATCTAAAGAAGGATTATGCTGTTGTTCTAATGAGTGAGTTTAAGTTTGAGACTGAAGATCATGGTGAGAATGATGGTGGGTATGAGCATGTCTTCCCTGAAGTTCCTGATGTTAGGATGTGGGCAGGATTTATTGAGTGTGCTGATTACTTCCTTGGTTGTGATAGTGTAGGTCAACATATTGCTAAGGCAGTAGGAACAAAGTCAACTGTTGTTGTTGGTTCTACATTCCCTGTCAATATATCTTATCCAGATGATCCTGATGTAGATATAATTGATCTCGGTGAAGGTAAGAGAACTTACTCTCCTATTCGTATGACTGGTGAAGATCAGCAGGACATGAGTAACGATGAGTGTATGACTATGACAGATGATGATATTAAAAAGGTTATTAAATCATGTAGGGATGGATTAGGTAAACCAGCAAGAGCACTTGCAGGTACACCATCTAAGGTAAAGAAAAAGAAAAAAGTAGACTCATGTTGTGAAGATCCTGCTTGTCCTACAAGTACTGTTACTAAGAAGGGGTTTGGATCATGACACAGTGGATTGGTGCTATTGCCAGAGGGCATAACGGTGGAGCATGTCTTCTAAAGGATGGAGAAGTTGTCTTTAATATTGAGGAAGAAAGATTAACTAGAAATAAGTATGATGGTGCTCCTTTAGCAGCTATCACACAGTTTAAGAAGTATACTGACAAATTAGATTATTTTCTGGTAGCACATACTACACCTCTTACATCTCAACCAGATTTAAGATTAGATTATTGTTTGGATGATCCTTACTTTGGTATGGTAAGGAAGTTGGGTTTGATGCTTACTCCTGAACCAGATACTTGTCCTGATTTCTTTGACATGGAGAGTGGAGAGAGGAGACCTAACAATGTCATTGATATGGGACAGATCCATCACAGATTACATGCTGCTACAGCATTCTATAACTCTGGGTTTAAAGAAGCTGCTGCTGTTATTGTTGATGGTGCAGGTTCGTGGATGAGGTTTGGTCCTGCTGAGAAATATATTGAGGACTACTGGGAGACAGAAACTATATTTGACTGTGCATACCCTGCTAAGTTTGACACAAGGTATAAGCACATTGGTACTAAATTTGCTAGTCCTTTCTGTTATTTTAATGAGTTTGATACTTCATTTTTTAATGAGTTCAATGCTAATTCACCTAAAAATGAGGGTAATATATCATGGGAGTCTGAATCTAATGATAGTTGTGAATTTGTTGCCAGTCATGCTGCTGGTATAGTTAAAACATATGAAGCTATCACAGAGTATTGTGGATGGACATCAATTGAAGCAGGAAAGACTATGGGTCTTGCTCCTTATGGTAAGGAGGTAGATTATATACCACCTTTCTTTAAAGATGCAGGTATAGTACCCACTCAAAGAGCAGATAATAATATATTCTGTCCATTGTATCCTCAAGGTGCATTATATCTTATGCATCATACCCCTGAGATTAACATGGATAAGTTAGATCCTGATATGAAAGGGATATATGACCTTGAGAATAGAAAGAATTCTGCATGGAGAGTACAGAATGATACTCAAGAGCAGGTTCTAACACTGATTAGAAAGGCAGTTAAGGATACAGGTCATAAGAATGTAGTATTATCTGGTGGATATGGATTGAATTGTGTTGCTAACTACTGGTTCCTTGATCAATTAAAGGATGAAGGTATCAATCTCTATGCTGAACCAGTAAGTAATGATGCTGGTACAGCATTAGGTGCTGCTTTATTATGGCATCATCATAAGAATAATGATGTTAGACAGCGTGAGCGTATTACTAATTTGTATACTGGTATACACTATGATTATTCTGAGGAAGATCTTCTAGCAATGTCTAAGAAGTATGGTGGTCGTACCATTGATGCTACTGATAAAGATGTTATTGATCTTATATTAGATAAGAATATAGTTTCATTATTCCAAGGTAGATCTGAGTCTGGTCCTCGTGCTCTTGGTAACAGATCTATTCTTTATGATCCAACTGATCCTAATGGTAAGGATCATGTTAACACTGTCAAGAACCGTGAGTTCTTTAGACCATTTGCAGGTACTATTCTACAAGAACATGTACATGAGTGGTTTGATCTTCGTGGTATGGATGAGACTCCATTCATGATGTATGCTGTTGAGT